GTTTTTTTTACATTTGTTTTAGTTTATTTCTATATAAATACATACTACTGGAAAATTTTTGTCTTTACTTTGTTTTTTTCAAAATTATACTCCATTAGTATCTAGTTTTAGCTCCTTTACCAGTATAGTAGTTCTTTAATATTGGTTCATCTTCAAAACTCTTCTTCATTACTTCTACATTTCTAATATCATCATCTGAAAAACCAATACTAGGAACAAAATTATTTTTCACATCATTTTTAAGATATAATTTTTTACCTAATTGTTTTGCTTGAGATTTCACATAAGAAATAAATTCCCTCATTGCGTCCACTTTTAATTGTTCGGGATTTCCGGCACCTGTTGGGTCAAGAAAACTAACGGGATAAAATTTGTTCATGTCAAGATAGTCTTTAATTAATTCCATATCTGACTTGTCCTCCATATTTGAAATGTCCCTGTATTTTCTAAGATTCTTTAATAATAAGTCTTTATTTATACCCTGATGGTCAGACACAATTAGATTGTAAACCGCATCTTTTAATGTTTCAGGATTGTGTCCACGAGCGGTTATTATTGAAAATATTGAACCGTTATTTATTGCCTCCACAAAATCAGACCAAGCAGGACCAGTTTTAGCTTTCATGGCATCAATCTTAAATTGTTTATCACCACCTTCTCTAAAATTTCTGTAGGGTTGGTCGGCATATCCAACAATTTTATGTCCATTATAATCGAACTCTTCTTTTCCTATTTGGTGTCTATGTTCCGCAAAGTCTTCAGTAGACATACCAACTTCATTACCATTTTCATCTTGTAAAATGATTTTTGTCGGCATATACATTAAATTATCGTCCCAATCAAACGCATAATACTTTAAGTCCGGTGTACCTGCGTCATCAAAACCTTCTTTTACAATTTTTTTTAATTTCATCTATTGTGTATCGGCTAAAAAGTGGGAGTGTTACCTCCCACTTTATTTTTATTAAATGTTTTCGAATGATGCTCCTGTTGGAGTAATCAAGAAATCAATTTCAATGAATTCCAACGCTTTTGTTGGTTTCAAGTAAATCTTACCTGTCATTGTGTTTCTGTCTAAGTCTTCTGGTGAGTTACTTACTGTAACACGGAAGTCATACAAACCTCTGTCTCTTCTGATAGCATCCAAGATAGGGTTTACAGAATCCAAGAAGTCTTGTCTTACTTTAGCGTCGTTTTGTTCAAACAACAATCTAACAGAAACTGCTGAAATTAACTTACGAGCTTGTAACAACAATCTTCTTACGTTGATTCTGTTTAATGCCGTATCAGCGATTTGAAGTGTTTTGTTACCCCAAATTACAGTTCCAACATCAGAGAAAGTTGCGATAGGGTTAATTCTACCTTGATACAATGTATCTCTGTCTTGTTGTGTAAGTTTCTTACGAGCTTTGATTGAGTTAACTAAACCTCTTGTGTAACCCGCAGTTGCGAACCATGGGAATGAAATGTTGTCAGTCAATGCTAAGTTTCTACAAACTTCACCTGTTGGTGGTAAGTAAATTTGTGTATTGTTTACAGTGTCTCTAACCAAAATCCATGGGTAGTAAGTTGCTGTGTAGTTAGAATCAATACCAGTGTTTACTAAGTTATCAACCGCTTCTGTTGGGTAAATAAAGTTACCTGTTTGTACAGGTATATTTAAGTCACAATCAGGTGTTGTACAAATGTAGATTGAATCTGCTCTGTCAAATGTAATCATTGAAATTGCATCCTCAACCAAATTTGAGTTATTAGTATAGTCAATACCCGGTGTAGCGAATACGTTAATTGTAGTTGCTTCAGGGTTTGCAAATGTATTAATACCTAACAAGTATGCGTAGTAATCAGTGTTTGCGTAATCAGTGAAATTATCAATAGCAATTGGTTTGAATGCTCCCCAACCTGTAGCGTTTGGATATCTTGTACTTGAACAAGCTCCTTTTTGATATCCCGCACCACCTAATTGGAATCTATCACTATTTGTTCTCTTTTCAGTGTAGATATCCCAACCGTCAAATCCTTTTTGTACCAAGAAAGTGAATTTTCTTGCTTGAATTTGGTAGTAAGGGTTTGCTGGACTTTCAGGGTCACTTTGGAATGATGCGTCACCACAATCAAACGCTGGTGTTCCTGATGTTGGACCGACAGCAATTGTTACAACAGTTGCTCCTGAATCCATGTGGAAACCTTTTGTTTGGTAATTCCATGGTTCTGCTGGGTCAACCTCACACAAGTTATTTGGTTTTTGAACACCTTTAAACATAAAGAAGTCAGGGTCATAACCAATTTGTGATGAAATACCTAAGTAAGATGTTCTTACTCTATCACCAGCACTTTGAACTGTATTGTCACCAGCAGTTGTACCAAATGGTGGGTTATAAATAATTTCACTTGGGTAATTGTATGATGTTTTGTAAACTGGGAATGGAGGAGTTGCGTTAGCATATTCTCTAATTTCATAACCTTCAAAACCACAAGGTAACGAATCTGGGTTAGCATCTTCGTTCATTTCCAACATAATGTATTTTGAATTCAAAGCGTATTCACCATCAGAAGTACCAATCTTAACTGCGATGTAGTTATTATTTGTTGGGTCTAAGGTACAATTTGTGAATTTTTCAATAACTACAGGATTTGAGTCGGTGTCGTAGAATGAACGAACTGCCAAATCAAATGAACCATTAGTATATGAAATGTTTTGAATTGAAATTTTAATTTGTAAGTTTGCAGAGTCACCGTCACAAACAGTGATTATCTTAAATAATCTTTGAACTGTGTTACCACGAAGTTGTGAAACAACCCAAGGTGATTCAGCTGATTTGTAAGGAACCAAATAGTCAGCAATTGTATCAGTTGATGGAGAGTATCTCACACCAGGTAATGAAACCAATTCAGAGTTAATACCTCTAATGTAACCTTTGTTATATGAATAATTTAATAAGTTTGAGAATTTTTCCTCAACAAATAAAGGAACTTCACTTCTTAATTTACCAAAGTTTGTCTGACCAAATACTTTAGTAACATAGTTTGTATCTGAAGTATTCAATGATGTCATAAAACTAAAATCATTGCCATCAACAGTTTGACCTGAAATTGCAAATGTTGCAAATGGGTTTTGTGTGATAGCCGAATAAGTTCCTGAATCATTTATAATAACATCAGTTAAACCTGAAACAGTATAGTTAGGTCCTGTGTTAGTACCTTGATATGTTGCAAGACCTCTTGAACGGAAAGTCGCAGCAACCATGTTGTTATATTCAGTATATGCAGTACCTGAGTAGTAATAAACGGAACCTGAAGCAGTTCCTGAGAAGTTTCCTGAACCTAAGTCACTTAATGACGTAACAACTTGAAACCAAGAATAACCTGTGTAGTTATCACCTGATGAAATGTTAAAGTTAGCGTAATACCAAGCATCATTAGTTGATGCTGAGAAATCAGCGTTTGCTGTTGTTACACCTGAAACTTGATAAACGTTAGTTGATGCGGTATAAGCTGAAATACTTGGAGTTGCCGCTGAAGATACTGTACCAAAGTAATAAATTGTTGTCGCTGATGTTGCTGAACTGGCAATAACACCACTCAACTCATCATTAATTTCTGTTCTTAATGTACTTGTACTACCATCAAAATTCGTGTATGGTGTATCTAAATTATTTTCAATTACGTTAGGATAACTAGCAACGTTTAAGAAATTTACAGTTCCACCGGTATTACCCGAGAAGTTTACGGTGTAAACTTCAGGTGAACCACTTAAACCTATTGTACTTGGGTCAACGTTAGCGATTGTTGTAATTGACCAAGATGGACCCGCATCATAACCCGATAAACCCAATACTCTGGTAACAAACAATTGGTTAGATTGTTGTAGATAAGCTTTAGCAATGTACGCCAATTCGTACTTTGGAATTTGTGTGTTCACAAATTTTTCAGGGATGGTACCTCCGAAATAAGCTTCAAAGTCACTGTAGTTTGTGATAAAAATAGGTTCAAAAGCCGGACCTGTTAATGTCTCACCTACAACCCCCAAAGTAGTAACACCCACACTTTGAGCTACAAAACTTAAATCGAATTCTGATGTATAAACACCTGGAGAAACG